TAGCCGCTGCAGATGCTGGACTGTTCTTTATACCCTTTAACTTATTGAAAGTTGTATCTTCTTGTAGTTGATGGGATAAAGATTTGTCTGCAATACTGTCTGTACTATTTAGGTCTGTAGAAATCTCATTAACAGTTTTAGATTCGGCTTGAATATTTTGATCATCTATTTTATTTGCTTCTACTTTCGTTTCATCTACTACTAGGGGTTCATTACCAAAACCAATACTATCTAAAATTCCTTGTGTTCTTTTACCTTGCTCTCTTACCTCATTCATTTTTGAATAAGCTTCAAGACCTGTCTTAGTTAAAGACAAGAAGCCCTGAACCATCTTTTGATCACGAGCAAGTTTTGCTTGAGCGATCTTTTGATTACCAGCTAAGGTAGCTTGATCTAAGTTTCCTTGGATCTGTGCAGCTTTAGCTAAGTTACCTATACTTTCTACTTTTTGAGCAGCCCTTTTCTTAATGGCTTCTGATTGATCTAGAGCTTCTACTTTTGTAAATGATTCCTCTTTTGCTGACCCTTGGAAATTACTTCCATAGTCAACTTGGTTATAAATTCTAGATGTCATTGTTATGCCCAACTATAAGCCGGTATTCCCAGCTCTAAATCTTTTCCGATACCTACAGGTTCTGGTGCTAGTTGTGGGGCTTGTACGGGGAAGTCGAGCATTGATCCAATCTTATTAGCATTAGATAGAGCTTTAATGCGAGTGGTTTCCATAGAGTTACCCATCGCCATCTCAGCACTTCTAACCGTTGCATCTTGCTCTGCTTGAGCAAACCCTCCTCTACGTTCTGCGTCTAGTGCTAGCAGTCCAACCGACTGTCCAGTAGCTCCACTAGCTAATACCTTTCCTTTGGAGCCAATCATCTTAGCTAGGATGGTTTGGGATTTAAAGGCGGCTTTATCTTTTACTTCGTTGAACTTTTGCTGTTGAGATACCCAAGCTTTGTTAGCTGATTGATCTCCATAGAACCAAGCCATGTTTGCAGCGTTGGAGGCTGCTTGTTGTGCTTTAACTTGTCCTATATGTTTGTTGACTATTTGTTCGTTTTGGAATCTTTGTTGCTGTTGAGCTTGCCTATATGAAAGGTCTTGCTGCTGTCTGGCCATGTCCATTGTCAGCTTCATATTTTGCTGAGCTTGGTACATACCTATAGCTGTACTTGCAGCACTAACGGCTAATCCAGCTATTGCAATATTTGCACTCAAAGCAGCACTTGCACTTCCCGCAGCGGCGGCTGTTATTGGGCACATAATTTAACTATCTCCAAATACGGCAATCCATACGGGGGTTGATATGTCATTCTTAAACATTTAAAACCTAATAATTTAAGTAATTTATGGTGAAATTTATTTCTCGCATCTGCGATATTCCATAGCATCCGATACTCATGCTGTTCATTAAGGAAACGCTTTAAGTGTCTGATAAATGTATGGGGTTTTCTTTGAACTATTGGAGTGCATAACATCCAAACAATTGCCACCCCATCTCTAGGGTCAGGCAATATTCCTCCAATACCTCCTAATGAATCATCTTCATCAAAAAAGGCTATAGCTGTTTCACTTATCTGAACTATAAAAATGAGGGCTAGTAAAACATTTTTATGTCCTACACCCTCAAGTTCTTCTCGATCTTCTTTCCGAAGATTATTAGCTAAAAGTATCGCATCTTTGGTGGTGGCTTTGCGGTAATACGGTTTCATTTACTAACCTTTAAGTTGGATTACGTCTCGTTTGTTGTAATGACCCTGCCATGAATAGCTAGTAATAGCTGATGGAACGGGATCATCTGCATAGACACTTGCCTTAGCATCCTTTCCTAAGCAGAAAATAGGTACGTCTTTTGTGACTACCTCTTCTAATGCAGGTTTATTTGCTAAGTAAAGTCCAGCTCTTGCAACGTCTACGTCGTGGGTCCAGTTTGTATAACCTAATCTCTCGATCTCTACTTGGTATCGACCTGAGTAGTAGAGATCTAATCGAAGGGTTTCTACAACTGGGTTATCTATTCTGTCTGCTCTTCCTTCATTGGTTACATAGAATGATGGTAAAGATACGCTCATCCTGTACTGCAATCCAATTACATAGTTTGCAGAGGTGAATGTATCAGGAACTAATATGTAACTACCACCACCATCACTAGCTATAGAAGGTCTCAGGAAGTGACCTGCATCAGCTCCGCTGGTGACAATAAATACAGGGGTTGCACCTGTGACAAATCCTCCGGTTGGGAAGTAGATTTTAGTATTACTACCCGATGCACTTGCTGTTAAGTCTGCTTTGTAGTGGATGTAATCCAGTCGAGGAAGGAATTTAGTGTTAAATGAAGTAGATATAGGAGCTGTACCTGGATCATCCAGTAGCTCCATTTTAAGGAGAATAGAATTTGTGCCATCAAAACAAACTATGTAAGCGGTGTCATTATCAAAGCCCATCATCCTAACGGATGTAGGGAATGTCCATTTACTCCAACCTGCTATCTGTCTTTCTCTTCCTTGGTTAAAGAATTTAAAGTTATATACAGTGTTTGTATTATCACCCCAAAAGAGCAAGCTATTGTTAGGGCTATTGGTTGCCCATTTTAAATCAGGAGGAATATATTCTGGAATTATTCTTGTATTATCAGCAACTGTTGGTCTGTTATCTACAGAGTCCACAGCCATCTCTAGGATCTTAGAGTAGGTATCTGCCTCAGTTACAAACATGACACTGACACCGGTACTCTGTGGCTGGGTTATTGACCTATATGTATAAGAAGAAATTTCAGTTAATTTTACTGTTGAAGGTCCAAAGGCTACGTCTTGAGATGCTAGTAGAAACTGAGCATTCTCAGCAAATAACACTAAACCTTTAGGGGTACCTACAGCTGATTGAAGTATTGCTGGTCTGGTAGAAGAAGCTGTTAAATCTATAGGGTCAGCATCACTAACAGTAATAGCTGATGTCTGGAAGAAGTTAAAGTAGTCTCCAGGCTGACTAAGAATCACTGCATCTTCGCTTAGGAATCCAAGACGGTTTCCAAAGAAGAACATATTAGCTATACCCTGATCCACAAAAGATGGGTTGGGGTTACTAGCTTCATCTCCTACTCCCTTACTAGCCCAGCCTCCAAAGGCTGACGAACTATTAAGAGCTCCAAGTGTGAAGGTACCATTAGCCTGTCTAACTAAGGCATGAGGCATTGTTGAGGAGTTTAGACCTGTTTCTATTCCTGGCTTAACTGTTTCCTCCCACGATCCAGCTCCAGGGATACCTGCAGCATCTGGGACAAACTTGACATAGTAATCATCTGCCTCACTATCAGAAGTATTATTTACTTTGCACTGAAAGTCTGGGAAACATTGGAATGGTAATTCTGTAATGTCATTGGCCGTATCTTTAACGACGGTCATTGCCCTGTTCGTAGTACCACCACGTACAGCTATGTTGAATGATCTGGTATCGTCTCTTTTGATTCTTAAAACATTACCAATAGTATCGCAGGTATAATTAGATAAAGCATTAACTGCATTCTTTAGATTGGTGATAATGTCACCTATCGTTAAAGTACCTGAGCTTGCATTACTAGGAGTTGTGAAGGTAGCTATTCCATCACTTGCATAGGTATATTCAAACTTCTCCTTGCTGACTCGAATAGTAAATGTTTTACCATCTTCAGTTGCTGTGACTGTATCTCCTACTCTCCAACCAACACCACCATTTTTAAGAATAACCTTAGCGTTATATCTGGAGATATAAGCATTAGATTCTTCATCATAATAGGCCGCACATTGGTTATTAATTCGATATTGAAGTCCTGTTTTACCTGTAGCAGAGGAAGTATGATCTCCAGCTGAGTGCTGAGAACATCCACCACCATCAGCCACCTCATAAGAACCAGGAGTAATCTCTAATTCTGATGCGCTATAAACTAGGGTTTGTGCTGTATTACCATCTCTATTTATATCAATAGAGTAGGTAGTGTTATAAGCAACTGAATTGATAACGACTAGGGCTTCTTCCTTAGTAGTTGTCAGTTGAACTTGGTTCATGCTGACATCCCTTTGACTATTAGAAATTAATGTATAGTCAGAAAGAGATAAGGTATGAAGACTATTTAAGTCTGTGGTATCAAGATAAGTTTGAGCACTAGCGTCAACTGTAACGGTACGAGTGGCTCCTGTTGTTGCATCCCAAGCTTTAACAGTAATAACTGCAGGACTACCTGATTTGTAGATAGCAACTATATACTTCTCATTGTTGTCCCTAAAGATAGGAACCCATTTAGCATCTGTTGGGATGTTGTTAGCAAGTAATCCTACAAACTCTGTAGGCGGCCTTTTCTTACAGCCAAACGTAGGATCTAAATAGGCATTAACTGCCTCTCTAACTTGTCCAGGTAGTTTAATTGGATCTGGTTGCTGGCTTACCCCACCTAATAAATTAGGTACTGTCTGTGAAACTGCAGCCATGTTTATCTCTTAATAGCGTTATAAGGTAGGTATGTTTGAAACTCTCTTCCACCTGCTGAATCATTAAATATGTTGTAGTCTCCCTGCTGTGTTTCATATTCCATTACTGCAGCTCTAGCATTAACCTCTTCATTTTCAGAGTACTTAACTACTTCGTTGGAACCTACAGCTCTATTAGCAAATAGGTTTGCTGCTCTGATGGTTATGTATTGCTTAAATACTTCGGGTAGATCTACAAATTCAAAGTACCAAACAACCTTCAGATATTGAACATCATCAAACTCATAGGTATGATCTCTCTTATCGTAGAGCCTTGCATTGGTTACACCTGCAGGTCTTCTGATAACAGGTTCAATGGTTGACCATTCTGTTTTATCTAAAGATAGAACGTTCTCTGGTATCTCAATAAATTTATTTGTGTCTGGTGTAAAGGGGTAGTCTTGTTCTGTATTGAATACCCATCCCTCTGATTGGAGAGAGTGGCATACCTCATCGATCATTCCCTCTGCAAGACTTGAGAGGGGGTTAGAGGTAGTAAGACTTGTAAGGGGTGCTTGTCCAATGTTGGACAGAATGATATTTACGGCTGCTAATTTGGTTAGCTTAAATGTTGTTGCCATTTATTTTCTAGGGAATGGTAAGCCCCGAGGAGCCGAAGCTCCAAGGGCATAAATATTATTGAGCTTGTAGAGAACCAGCTACAGAAGTACGGAGAGATCCGACACCCATGCTGAGCTTTCCTACAACTAAATCTCCTTGGTACTGGACTCCGAAATCTCCACTTGTAGTTTCGATGGATGGTCCAAGAGTTTCAACAACTCCAGCGGCTTCTCTTTGGAAGACAAGGCCACAGCAGGTAGCATTTGCATCTGCATAGTCGTTGTTCTCACCAGTAACAGCTGTGTTGTAAGCAGCCATAAATGGAAGATTGTTTGACTTATAAAGTCTGATTCCAGCAATGCTGAACAAACCTTTACCAGAGTTGATGTCTCCTTGAGATGCACCAAGTTCTCTGTTAAGGATGTTTGTATCTACTGCAGAAATTAAACCAAGATACTGTCTTGGGTTAAGTACGCAAGCACGACCCTCTTGAGGAGCTGAACGCTCGTCTAATACAGCAGCTGCTTCAAATAGACCGTCTACGATCTTCTGAGCGTTGTACTGGTTAGAGGAACCGATTGATACTTCAAAGCCTCCAGGCTCACCAGTTACTACTGATGCTTCTCTGGATGCCATGTCGAGCTTTCTAGCAATTCTAAGGTCATAGAATTTTGCTAAAGCTTCACCGATCTGCTTACTTACTTCAGATCTGGTGGAGTACTGGGAAAGTAATTCGTCAAGGCTATATACAAATTGGCTACTTACAAGTAGGTCATCTGCATTGATAGTTTTCTCATTAGCCTTGAGTGAGGTATCTCCTAATATTGGAGTACCTGGGGTGTGAACGAAAAAATCCCTACTTTAATAGGGGGCAGACTATATCATCTAGGTCGGACGCTATTCATGTATTACGGAACAAGCGTGTTCCACCATGTAGTCGTTGCACCTTCCCTTCACGCTTGAAGGGCTTGGCTCAGAATTGCCTTATCTCTTGACTTAGGTTTCTCTGAGTTCATCCGATTTATCCAGGGCAACACATTCACCCTGCGCTAAGTGTTCCTGTTAGTAAGAACTGCTTAGACTTTCCGCCTCGTAGTGTATAACTACGTACTAGCCCTTTAAATATAGACGCTGCATTGAAGGCTGTGAAAACCTCCCCAGAGAATAGCTTAAGAGCTGTTGAATATTTATCGGCAAACGCATTTGACTGGTTGCCGTTCACCGCATTGGGGCGATGAAGATTAGCGATATTAGTCACTTTACTTTAAATAAGAGAAAGATATGTTTGGTCGTTCTTGATCAAATCCTTTTCAGTGAAAGTTATCCTCCGCAGAGGGCTTCCTCCTATTTTGATTATTATCTATAGAACCTAATTTTCCCTTGCAAGGTATCAGATACAAAGCCTCCGATGGGGCTAATGAAAAGGGGGTCCGACTCTGAGGTGCCCCCATCTCTTTTATTCTTTAGTGGTGTAATATGTCACACCACGATACTTGAGTTTGACTTCTCTTTTGAAGTCTTTCTGTTCTTTAACACGAGCTTGTAATTCTACTAGAGGCATTTCTCTTAAGAATAACTAATCCCCCGTTTCATGGATTAGCTTCATGCGTCCCATAGGGATAAACGTAAGCTCGTCTATTTTTTCTTACCGCCTTTCTTTTTAGAAAGTGGTCCGTATCCTTTTCCTTTAGGCATTTGTTGTTATTTCTGTAGCGGCTAAATCTAATGGGAAGTTATGAGCGTTTCTCTCGTGCATTACCTCCATACCTAAGTCAGCCCTGTTAAGGACATCAGCCCATGTTGGGACGACTCTTCCGTTGGTATCGACGACTGACTGGTTAAAGTTAAAGCCGTTGAGATTAAAAGCCATAGTGGAGACTCCCATAGCGGTAATCCATATGCAAACGACGGGCCAAGCAGCAAGGAAGAAATGTAAGCTACGACTATTATTAAAACTGGCATATTGGAAGATAAGTCTCCCAAAGTACCCATGAGCCGCAACAATGTTATACGTCTCTTCTTCTTGGCCGAATTTATATCCATAGTTTTGAGATTCTAGGCCAGT